AATTCAATTAATTAGTGAAAACATAACCGACCCAAGCCCCGAGTTATTACAAGAACTTTATAGTTTGATGTCAGATGTCGATATGTATTTACAGGAGAAGAACAGTGGCAGTTGAGATGACCGACTTTGAAGATGATGACACACAAGTTTACAAGAAACCTTGGGTTGGACTGACGGATGAAGAAATAGACAACCTGTGGGAAATGGCACAGGCGTGGAACACCCCAAAACATTTTTATATTTTGGTTTCGGCCAAACTAAAGGAGAAGAACAACTAAAATGACTAAACAATTAACTATAGAACAAATTGAGGACTTTGCTGAATTGGCTAACGGTTACCAGGATGATTTTGGAAAGTGGTTGTTTGATGACTCCGATGACTTAGGTAAGTTTGCTGACATAGTTCTAGCCACAACTTCAGTTGAAATGAATAACCTCAATACCATGATTCAGATGTTGAAGACCGACCTAGCAGCAGCTGACGCAGAGATATCAAACTTAAGGGGCAAATAATGGATTCGCTTATATGTTCTGAATGCAGGGAGCCTAGTTACGGAGTCTGGCGAAATTTTGGTCATGGGGTAACAGAGTATTGGGGGGCGGTTTCTTGCCATGAGAATTGGTGCCTTGTGTCAAAGTGTTGCAGTGAGGATTTAGTAGAGCCTGAGGAGGAAGAAAATGATTGAAAATTATGAGCATCTTTATGAAAATTTTCGTGCGGTTGGAGTAGTTAAGTTTTTGTTTTGGATGTTGGGGATAATAGTTCTGACCTGCTGGTATGACATCAGAAAGGAAAGAAATGAACGAGGCTCTTAGGTTGTCCGCCTGGTTAAAGGCGAACGCAAAACATATGGGTAGCCCATGGGAGGTTGAGCAGATGCTTCGAGCCTCGGTCGTAATGAAATTATTATCAGAAGAATTGTCGAGGAAAGATGCGATATCTGAGCGTGTGCAGCGGGATTGAGGCCGCCACCTGTGCTTGGCATCCTCTTGGTTGGGAGCCAGCCGCCTTTTCTGAGATCGAGCCTTTCCCTTCAGAGGTCTTGAAATATCACTATCCAGATGTCCCAAACCTTGGGGACATGACTAAATTTGAGGAGTGGAATCTTGGAGCAATTGACCTTCTTGTCGGAGGAACCCCCTGTCAATCCTTCTCAGTCGCAGGACTTAGAAAGGGACTGGATGACCCTCGTGGGAACCTCATGCTTACCTATCTTGCGATTGCTAGGAAACATCGGCCCAGATGGTTGGTATGGGAGAACGTCCCCGGCGTCCTATCATCCAACGGAGGAGAGGATTTTGCCTCCCTACTTCGAGGGTTGGTTGAACTCGGGTATGGGTGGGCCTACCGAGTCCTTGACGCTCAGTACGTCAGAACACACGAGTTTCCAAGGGCAGTTCCACAAAGAAGAAGGCGTATCTTCGTTGTCGGATATCTTGGAAGCTGGCATCGTGCCGCAGCGGTTTTATTTGAGCGCCACTGCCTGTCAGGGAATCTTGAACCGAGCCGAACGAAGATCCAAGACATTACCTCCGGAGCTGAAGGAAGCATTAGAACATGCAATCGCCTCCAGTCGTTTGGACAATACATAAACGACGGCACTGCCTCAGCCATGAAGGCACGGGACTTTAGGGATGCTACCGACCTGATTACCGAACCGATGGTCTACGAGTATCATCCAGCCGATAGTCGGGTCAAAGAGATGGGGGAGGTGTGCCAAACCATGACTCAGCGATGGGGGACTGGTGGTGGGAACGTCCCGATTATGAATGCCTATCGAAAAAGTCGTCGCGCTAAGTCCGCCGAGGACTCTGAGACATGGGTTGATGCTGGGGTGGCTAATACCTTAAATGTCTTTGACCAGGGTGACATTCGATCAACCCAAGCCGTGGTTCAGACTATCCCTATCCATGATCAGGCCACTCGATTCTCTGGCAAGAGAGGTGATAAGCAAGATGGTAAGGGCAATGGGTTTGGGGTAGGCCAAGATGGAGATCCTGCTCCGACCCTTACCAAGGGGGATAAGCACGCCGTCATGAACCGTATGGGAGTAAGAAGACTAACCCCATTGGAATGTGAGCGACTCCAAGGATTTAGAGATGAATACACGGCTATCCCATGGAAAGGCAAGGATACGCCGGACGGTCTAAGATATAAAGCGCTAGGAAATTCTATGGCAGTCAATGTCATGGCATGGATTGGGGAAAGGATTCAGGCATCTGATGAACTACCGAAACAAGAAACTTCTTGAAGTGGTCAGGGAATCCCCGTGTCAGGTCTGTGGCGCTAAGAACGGGACTGTGGTTGCCGCGCATTCCAATCAGTTACGGGATGGCAAGGGTCGTGGGTTAAAGGCTCATGACTATCGGGTGGCGGCCATGTGTTACCAGTGCCATATGGAATTAGACCAAGGTGCTGGTCTGACCAAGGAGGCCAGAGTAAATATGTGGGATGAGGCACACCGTAGGACTATTGGGTGGTTATTTGATAATGATTATTTGGGGGTCAAATGAAACTTGATTATATGCAGAGGATATACCTTGGCATGGGTTATATCAGAGAAAGGCAGGGTACTGGAGTCGTCATCGAGGCTCAGGTAGCGCACGACAATTACTGTAAGGTTTCCAATAAGACGCCATGTAGTTGTGCCCCTGATGTGGTTCTACGGATTGGCGGGGAGAACTATCATGTGGACGAAGACGGCTACCCTAAACTCAAAGTTTAGTAGTTGACATAAACGCTGGGGATATTTATAGTAAAGATTGCCAATCTCCTTGGCACTCGTCCGTGATCTTCTAGCGGCATGGACACCTCCTCGCGGTACTTGCCCCCGGCCTAGACACCCGGGGGTTTTTTTTCTACTATGGTCTGGCGGGATGGTTCCGACGATTCCTACCCCGTCGGCCCCCGGCTCCGTGATGCCGGGAAAAAACACTTGCGGAACTAATTGGACTTGTGATAGTCTTTCAACTGTCAGCAGGGTGGCACCTGTTGGAATCAAAAATCGGTAGTACGCAAGCCCATATAAGTCTGGGGCGTGTGTAGTTTTGAAATTGATGGGAACTACCGATTCCATTGCTTTCAACGCTGCTCATGCCAGAGCCACGCTCTAGTCTTATGTGGGCTTTTTCTATTCTGCTGACCGGCAAGACGCCCGATAGGAGTGGGTTTGAATCGACCGCCCGTCAGAAAAGACACCTAGCAAGGACACCCCGTGTTTAGGTTCCAGCCTGTTAGCGAGGGACTGGAGTAGCCAAGAGGAAAGCGGTGGGACAAGACTCTTGGTGAATGAATCGCTACCTTCGGGTTGCCTAGAGGTGCCTCCACATTGGCGCCTTGGGGCGGTGGTGGGACGGCTTCCACCCCTTGGGGAAACTAAAATGTTGTGATATAGTAGATGAAAATTGAGGAGACCATCTAGTGCAAGATCCATTTAAGATCACAGACCCAACAGTTATTTCATTCTCAGGAGGAAGGACTAGCGGGTACATGCTTTGGCGTATCTTACAGTCCAACGGAGGGCTACCAGATGAGGCCAAGGTGGTCTTCGCTAACACCGGCAAGGAGGAGGAGGCCACCCTAAAGTTTGTGAAGGACTGTGAGGACATTTGGGGGTGCAAGATCCTATGGCTTGAGTACATTAAAGAAGATCCAAAGTTCAAAGAGGTGACCTTTGAGACAGCCAGCCGGAACGGGGAACCGTTTGAGGTGCTCATTGAAAAGAAAAAGTTCTTGCCGAATCCGGTGACACGGTTTTGCACGGCTGAACTTAAGATAAGAACCATCCATAGGTACTTCAAATCAATTGGGTGGGAGCACGACGAGAACACCGATTGGATTGGGATACGGGCGGACGAACCACGCCGAGCCGCCAAGATGAGCAAGGATCGGGTGCCCTTGTTTGTGGCTGGGATTACCGCCCAAGATGTTGGAGAGTTTTGGAAAGCGCAGCCGTTTGATTTGGGGTTGCCAAACTTCAAGGGCAAGACTTATCACGGTAACTGCGACTTGTGTTTTCTAAAGGGTTATCCGCAGACGCTCAGTTTGATACAGGAAAAGCCAGAGAGAGCGGTCTGGTGGGCAAAGATGGAGGCTAAGATCCAGTCCTCGGGGGAGTTCTCTGGAGACGGCGCAAGGTTTAGAAAAGACCGCCCGTCCTATGCAAGTATGATGCAGTTCGCTCAAGACCAGGGAGATATGTTTGGGTCGGACGAGGATTCAATTTCGTGTTTTTGTGGAGACTAAATGGAGCCATTCCTTACACCAATAGAACAAAAGATTTTTGATTATCTTAAGACGCACAAAACTCCGGTTGTTGCCGGAACCTTAGCCAAAAGATTTATTATTAGCCAAAGCAAAACAAGTCAAGCACTATCGTTGTTGGAGCGCCACGGGTTCGCCAAAGTATTTAACATTGGCCGAACAAAGTTTTATAAATTTAATGAGGAACAAAAATGAAATTAAAACTAAAGCAAATCAGGACTGACGGGGAAACGCAAGCGCGTAAATCTTTAGATTCAAGCATCGTTGTAGACTACGCAGAGCATATGAAAGAGGGGGCTACATTCCCTCCGGTGGTTGTCTTTCATGATGGCGCAGACTATTGGCTAGCAGATGGATTCCACCGTTACTTTGCCAAGAAATCTAACGGCGAACTAGAGATTGAGTGTGATGTAAAGCAGGGAACCAAGCGAGAGGCGCAGTTGTTTGCGTTTGGGGTGAACAACGACCGTGGCCTATCGATGTCCTCCGAAGATATACGAGAGATCATTATTCGGATGATCAAGGACGAAGAGTGGGGCAAGTGGAGCGACGAAAAGATTGCCAACATCGTCAAGGTTTCCCGCATTACGGTCTTCCGTGTTCGCAAAAGGTTAGAAAAGGCTGGCGAAGTTTCTGAAAAGAAGACAACAAAATATATTGACAAGCACGGCAAATTGGCCGAAATGGAAACAGAAAAACTCAAATCAAAGACGGACGGACAACAGGAAGATTCTGAGTCAGAAGGCCAGGGAGATTTGGTTTCGGAGTTGACTAACACAATCAACGAGGTTTCTAAAGAGAATGAATTGCTCAAAGAACAGATTGCCATTGGTCAGTGGGAGGCAAGCGACATTGAAAAGTTGGACATCCAAGATGTGTTGAAAGAACTTAGAGAAAAGAACAGATTGCTTGAGTTGGAGAACAAGACCCTACGAGAGAGTCGGGATGCTTATCAATATGAGAATGCACAACTCATCAAGACGGTGAAATCCCTTACGGCAAAACTTAAGAAAGCGGGGCAAGAATGAGTAGAATACAAAGACTTGACGACTACTCCGAACACCTGATTCGGCTTTCTAGTTTAGTTAAAAAACTCAATGAATCAATCAATGATAAGGACTACGAGATAGTAAAGATCTTGGCTAACGATATAAAAATAGCAGCCATTTCTTTAGAAGGTGCATTAAGTAATTTGAAATAGCCTTCGGGCAAGCCCAAGCCGTCTGGGAGTGACGGCAGCTCAAGGAGATTGGTATGGATTTAAAACTCTGGGATCACCAGATGGAGGTGATTCCCAAACTGAGGGCGGGTTTTGCCTCAGGGCATAGGGCGCAATTGCTTTACGCCCCCACAGGGTTTGGCAAGACAGAGGTGGCGATGTATCTGATGAAGGCCACCGCAGACAAATACAACAAAGCGGCGATGGTTCTTGATCGGATTGTCCTGGTCGATCAAACCAGCCGAAGGCTAGATAAGTATGGCCTAGATCATGGTGTATTGCAGGCAGGGCATTGGAGATTTGATTCGAGCCGACGACTCCAAGTCTGCTCTGCCCAGACATTAGAAAGACGAGACGACTTTCCCAAGGTTGATCTCCTGATTGTGGACGAGTGCCACATAGCCCGTAAGCAGACCACTGAATTCATTAAAAACAATCCTGAAATCAAAGTCATAGGGCTTACGGCTACCCCGTTTACCAAGGGGTTGGGAGATATCTATACCAATATCGTCAATGGCGCCACGACAGGATGGTTGGTAGACAACAAGTGGCTTACCCCCATGAAAGTCTTCATTGCCAAAGAGATCGACATGACAGGGGCGAAGAAGGTGGCTGGCGAGTGGTCGGCTGATGTCGTTAGTGAAAGGGGAATGAAACTTACGGGCGACATTGTTGACGAGTGGATTATGAAGACAAACCAGATCTTCGGTAAGCCAGAGAAGACAATTGTTTTCTGTGCAGGTGTGGCGCATGGCGCATCATTGGTCAAGAGGTTTGCAGAGAAAGGATATAACTTTGTTTCGATCTCATACAAGGACAACGACGAATTCAAACGAGCAGCGATTGAAGACTTCGCCAAACCAGACACCGAGATCAATGGTCTGATTGCTACGGACATTCTGACCCGTGGGTTTGATGTTCCAGATGTAAAGATAGGCGTTTCTGCCCGTCCCTTTTCCAAGTCTCTATCCTCCCATATCCAACAGATAGGACGAGTCATTCGTTCCCATCCAAACAAGGAGTTTGCCCTATGGCTAGATCATTCGGGAAACTTCCTGAGATTCCGTAAGGATTGGGATGCGATTTACTACGACGGCATAAAGAAGTTAGATCAGACCGCAGACAAGGCGCGTAAGGAACCGACAGAGAGGGAGAAGAAGGATTCAAAGTGTCCTGCCTGTGGTTATCTATGGCCAAGGGATGCCGATTCCTGCCCCGCCTGTGGCCATGTCCGAGAGAGAAGGAACCTAGTTCATGTTCTCCCTGGACAGTTAGAAGAGTTAGTTAATACATCTAAGAGCAACTACGCAGACAAACAAATGTTCTATTCAGAACTCATGTGGATCGCTCGTGATAAAAACTACAGTCCAGGCTGGGTAGCCCACAAATATCGGGAGAAGTTTGGGGTCTGGCCTAAGAATATGAGCGAGAGTATTGCCCCGCCCACTGTGCAGACTATGAATTGGATCAAGTCCCGTGCGATTGCTTGGGCTAAGAAGAGGGCTACGCTATGACGGATCTGTGGTGGGAGCTTGAGAATTTAAGGCAACTCAAAGGTGCTTGTTCATGCGGGGACTCCACAATTCTTGGGGTCATCCACACCGATACCAAACCGTGCTATTTGCCAACCATTTATCGGCCTCTTACGGACGAACAGATATGGAGGATAAGTCGTACATCTGGCAGTCAGGTGGATTTTGCCAGGGCTATTGAGAAAGCACATGGTATAGGGGGAATCAATGAGGTTTGAAGAGTTTGCAAGGAGCCGTGGACTAATTATCAATGAGGTAATCCCTCATCGATGGATATCCACACCAACTGAAGACCATCCTAAAAAAAGAAACGGTCGATACAAATACATGGGGGACTATGCATTCGTTCAGAATTGGGCAACGATGGAGCGTCCCGAAGTTTGGAAGTCAGACTCACCATCAAACCCTGTTGCCGTGTCCAAGGCGAGACAAGAAGACGCAATCAGGAGGGAAGAAGATGCCAAGAAGGCGGCCTCCAAAGCTGCGTGGATACTTCATAACTGCGAAAACCTCCATCATCCTTACTTTGAAAGCAAAGGTTTTCCCGATAAGGTTGGGAGTGTCTGGGTATCTCAAGACAGACTCTTAGTTATACCGATGAGGATCGATGGCTCCCTTGTAGGGGCGCAACTCATCAATGACCAAGGGGAAAAGAAGTTCTTGCGGGGTCAGAGAACCAAGGGAGCTACATTCATCATTGGATCTGATGGCATCCCACTCCTCTGCGAGGGATACGCCACCGCCCTTTCCATTCGAGCGGTTATGCACTTGATAAAAATTAGATACCGAATCCACATCTGTTTCTCGGCGGGAAACATGGAGTATGTAGCGGGGAAAATCCCCAACTGCCTCATCGTCGCTGATAACGACACAAGCGGAACCGGACAGAAAATAGCGGTTAAAACAGGCAAACCGTATTGGCTCTCGGATACCGTCGGCGAAGACTTCAACGATTATCATAGGCGGGTCGGGGATTTCGTTGCTAGTCAGTCTTTGAAGAAACTTCTGATTTCCAAGGCCAACTATCCGCTTTCAAGCGGTAACAATGTTCCCTAAAAAGTCTCAGGAACTTGGCCTCGATTTGCCGAACCCTTTCTTTGGTTAGGCCATAAGGTTTCCCCGCGTCCGATAGGGTTGCCCCCCTGCTGCGGGAAAGCAAGACCTCCCAATACCGAAAGATATTGTCCTTGCTGATGTTCCTTGGGTAGAGATCAACGAAGACCGTCTTCGAGGGAAAGTCTACAAGGGTATAAGGACTATCACCCCCAACGAAAACAGGAACTTTCCCGCCAGATTCACGCAGATTCACGGATGGCCTCCTTTGAAATTGCAATCGCCCACTCGTCCAATACCTTATCTCCCATGAAGTCTAGGAGATCTTGGATCAGTTTGCCTTTGCTTTCAAGGGATAGGATGGTGAGCATACGGGAAGCAACCTCCTCCCCGTAGTCTCTGGATAGTTCTTGGTAAGTCATGCTACCTCCTGAGTTGCTAAGTTGTCTTCTTTGATAAAACTTTCTATTTGGGCTGCAAGATCTTTTGGGTATGGTTTGCCACGCAAATGGTCATTGCGTAACCAACCATCAAGCCCTTGCCAATACCAAACTCGCTCGAATTTCGAGACATTGGCTAAAGCCCAAAGATATGCAAGCGCATCACTCAATTTTGTGAAATCCCGATAAGAGTGAAAATGTTTTGGGGTTTTTCCAAAGTGAGCTCGGTAAGTTTTCATGGTCTGCCCCTGCTATCTACCCATCCCATGCCGACATAATCGCTAGGGTCTTCCCATTCTTCAGGAATAGGATTCATGGCTTGCATTTTTGCGTCATGCTCTGCGGCACTAACCAATGTGGCCTCAAGTTCATCGTACTCACGATTAAATTTAGCCAATTCTTCTGGCGTCATATTGGTTCGATATTTGTTCGTAATCATGTTAAGTCTCCTCCTCAAAGTTTTCCATTGTTTCGATCATATTAAAGGCCTCCTCAACATCCCGTGGGATGTTCTTCCTGACCCACTTGGAATCGCCTTTGATCTCAAAGTATTGATCCCCGCACTCGTCATATCGTCCACAGAATGCCATCCCAGGTTCATAGTAGTAGGCATCTACCCCATAACCCAAGTTTACGAGTTTGTCATAAGCATTGATTGGCGGAGACCACGCCGAGTCAAAACTTACCTCAATGAATTGATCCCCTGCCCCATCTTCCTCGATCAAGGCTAAATTATCTCGATCAGAGTTGTAGCCAATATCCCATTTGGTTCCCCACTCTGCGATGCAGTAGTCGTACCAATTCTTGTATCCGAAATACTTAAGATTAAGAATCTCTTGGTAGGAGTGGAGTTCCTTCTTGTATTGCTGAGACTTGTCATCGGAGATTCCATAAGACCCAGACATGGTATCCATGAGTTCTTTTGGGCATGGAATCAAGGCCTCAAAGACCCTTCCCAAGTTCCATCCCTCCTTAAATTTGAACAGAGCTGCGGGGTCGGAATGGGTAATTCTTAGTTTGTTTTCGCACCAATTAGGCATTTTCAATCTCCTCGGGGTCAAAGTGCATTTCAAATTTGGTTTTCAACTCTTCATCGCTCCAAGTGACAAAACCACCACAAGAAAAAAATTTGATTGCCATGTCCAAATTGCTTTCTCGTCCAAGCGGGATTGGCTCCCAATTACCTAGTAGCCACTCCAATTCGTGTCTCGTCAACATCTCTATCATTTGTTTTCGATTAGGCATTTTCGTTCTCCTTAATTTCGGTTATACCTTCTACTTCCTCGCAAGAATCAATCAATTTCCAACTACCTGATTTGCCTCCAAGATCCCAAGAGATGTTTTCCGCTTCTTCAGGGTTGTCGGCCTCGATGCGAAATGCTTGTGAAAAGTATTCCGTGCGAGTTAATACAATTTCATACTGTGGCATTTTATTTTTCACTCCTCATAAACATACAGGCCAATAAATAAACAACTAATGCAATCGCCAACAGGGCGATGGCATCTCCTAGCAGTCTTAAAAACTCGATCATTCTGTCTCCTTGATTAGTTCATCCATTTCGCAATAGTCCGTAACACCTGAGTCGTATCCCATTTTGTATAAATGTTGATGGTGATCGCTCATATTTTCATATGTGCCATTCTCAAAGTGTCCACACGCTCTTCCTTGCCAATACCCCAAGGCATAGGGAAAAACATCATTAAAAAAGTTTTGCTGCGGGCAACTAATGTTCAAATCAACGCAGTCCCCCATGCTCTCCGCAAGACTGACCGGATACCGATCACCATCTACCCAACCGAATACCGTCAAGTCTGGGTCAAATTTCTGTAATTCAACAATCAAGTCTTTCACTTTCATGTTATGCACCTTCCTTGGTTGTGATTCCTTCTTTAAACAAAGTCCAAGTTCTCTCGTCCACCGATAGATAGATCTGAGACCCAACACGCTCCCCTTCTTTGGCGTTCTCCAGAAGATCAAACGCTAATTCCAATAGTTTCCAATCGTCCATCATGCCTCCTCAGCCGGAACAATCTCATCAATGCGCCAATTTAGTGAGTCGTAGGACTCAAGTTCCTTGGTCGGATCCATGCCATAAATGTCAAAAAACATTTGACTTATTTCATCGTCACTTGCCCCCTCGGGAACCTCCATTTCTGTCCGGTAAAAGACCTTTTCGCTCGAAAAAACAATCACCTTCTTCATTTTCTTTTCCATTGCTTCTCCTCAAACAAACATGGCCAATATGGCAACAGCTGCAAGCAAAACCCCCGCCAGGACAACCAACCAAGGCGGATCTGGGTCGTCGTCGAGGTTTCTCCACGGGTAATCATTTTTCATTTGCTCTCCTTTTCTAGTCCTAGTGCCTCGTAGACTTTCTCTTCCGAAATACCCAGAAGACTCGCTAATTCCTCGGGGGTATGGTTGTCGCTACAACAGATCCATTTATCCCCAATGACTTCGGTCGGGGAGTTGTGCGGATCGAACCTGCGGCCACATACATCACAGTCAATTTTCATGATTGAGCCTCCTGAGTCTTTCTATATAGATTGCGAACCTTGCTCATTTGGAACCCCTCAGTTCTGAACAATCCCGATATACAGACTTGGCATGGATTTCCCTTGCCCAAATGTCATTTGGATAGAACCAATCAGGTTCGAGGTTATATTGTTGGGCATGAATCAGAAGGCCATCCAAGAGATACGCTTTGGCCTCCGCCTCGGTATTCCCAAAGGCATCAAATTCAAAATTTCTAGACTCATATTTCGCCATCCACATAGATCATCTCCTCACTAAAAAATGGTCAAAAACCGCCGATTCAATGGCCTCAAATTCCACCTTGTCTCCGGCCTCATCTATCATTTCCCAAGCAAAATAACTATGCCCAAATAACTCGTCCTCATCCTCGTTTTCTTGTTCTCCGCTCGTCCAATTCGCTTCGGCGTAAAAAACTCCAATCATTTCCGAGGCCATAAAGTCCCCGCAGAACTCATTTACTGCGCTTGGATTTGCAATTCGGACGCCAGGATAATTGTTAGAATTTTTGAAATAGCAGTCCTCAACAACATCAAGATCAAAAATCCGCTCCTCGCCGTTCTTTCGGCGAACTTTGACCCGAAAAATTGGGCAAGCTGCGCCCTTAGTTGGGATGCGAATGCGTCCAAACCTCATCTCCCCATTGGTGCATTCAACTGTGAAATCCTCGGGGAAGTCGAAGATATGCCCCCCCGACTCTGTGGGCGAAGAGAAGACCCCCGCAGGAAAAATACCCAGAGTCCCTGAATCAACCCCGTATTCGTTCCCCTCTTGGTCGTAATAACCGCCGTCCCCGTATGCAGTCCCGAAGATCGCCCCCTGCCGTCCGAGGAGGTCAAAAACCCCCTCTCGCATCTTCGAGCCATCTCCCAAGAACTTGCAGACGGTGTTCCAATTCTCTCTGTCTATGATGTAGCAGAGATCCCCAACCCAATACCTTCCGGCTTTTAGTCTCATAGTCCCCCCGTGTACTCAAAAAGAAGTTTCTCCATCTCGTCAAGGCAGACCGAGGAGGGATCAGAATTCCCTAGAACCGTGTAAAAAGCCCCGTCGAAGATTTGAATCCACCACTTGCCCTCATATACGAACCCCATAACGGGCGCACCTCCTTCGAAATGCCATTGATCGAACTCCTCGGGAAACTTAATCCGGAGATCTGGCGAAAATTCCCTAGTTTTTCTAAATTCTTCGATGTTCATAAAACCCCCTTTGATATTGTGAAAATTTCCATGTTGTCGCAATTGTTCCAACTGTAGGTTCCC